ACAGAGCGTCAGCTAATTGCAGTAGGACAGGCACCAACAGGCTCAAACGACAAGATCGTTTCAGCAGAGCGTGTATATTATGCACGTCGTGTTCTTTCAGTACAGCAATCACAGTTCTCTCTAGCTCGTAACTCAGCAACCACATTCCCAGTAACATTCCGTCTGCTTCCAGATGGTAATACAGCATACGCTGGCCAGGAATATGGAAAGATCATTGACCGTATCCTTACAGTCACTGCATAATAATTTAATATTATTATAACCAGAGACCCCCATTAATTTGGGGGTTTTCTGCTTGTATTAGTAATACCTATTTGTTATAATGATTTAGACTAGATCCTAGGAGGATTAAATTGGCAACTACAGTATACGACGTAGAAAAGATTACGTTACAGAATGGTGATGAGGCTCTTCTCAAGCCACTATCAATTAAGCAACTCCGCAAATTTATGGCGGCAATCTCTCAGACTGAGGGAATTGAAACAGAAGAAGATACATTAAACTTACTTATCGATGCTTGTGCAGTAGCACTAGAAAAGCAGCTACCAGAATTGGCAGCAGATAGAGATGCACTAGAAGATGCTCTCGACGTTCCCACAATCAATCGCATCCTTGAAGTATGTGGTGGGATTAAGATGGATGACCCAAACCTTCTAGCGGCGACGGTTCTGGCTGGTCAGAACTAGATCTTGCCGCTTTACTAGGAGAAGTTTTTCTTTTAGGTAGCTGGAAAAGCTACGATGAACTAGAAGACAACATCTCAATGCCAGAACTTATTCAGACTTTAAAAGCAATTAAGAAGTCTCAAGAAGAAGAAAGAAAATTCTTAGCCGCATTACAAGGTAAAAACTTGGATGAGGATGAAGAAAAAACAGAAGGTCCGTCCTTTGACGATATTCAAAGAAGGGTTCTTGGAATAGAAACGAATAAAGATGATATCGTGTCTCTACAAGGAGCTTTTGCAGCGCAAGCTGGTTTTGGAATCGGAGCAGGCTTAGGATACTCTAAGGAGTAGTATACATATAAATGGCTGATGAACAGATAGTCACCAATATAGTCGCTAATGCCGACTTTTCAAATCTTATTGCAGATGTGCATAGGGTTACAAACAGTCTATCTCAACTTCAGGAAAAAATAGGTTCAACGAATAAATCTCTATCTAACAAGATAGCAGAAATGAATCGTTCATTTTCAGATACATTAAGAAGCACTGGACAGTATTCAACACATTTCGTAAGCCTAACATCAGATGTAGAAAAATTTGGAAAGAATCTTGATGGCGGTAGATTAAAGCTAAGAGATTACTTTAGAACATGGCAAGAACATACTAAGACATCTGGCGGATTAATCAGAGATCTTGCTAAGCAACAGGTTCAGCTACAAAATTCTATATTGCAACCCCTAGGCAGAAATGCTCAGGGGCTAATGCAGTTTAACGTGCAGGTTCCGAGAGGACTTGATGCTGTAAAAAATAGAACAGCTTTAGTAAGACAAGAACTTCAAATCATGAATAAAGTTATTCAGGATGGTGGAGTTCAACTTATTAACTGGGGTAAAAATACTCAGTGGGCAGGACGTCAGTTAACTGTAGGTTTAACAGTTCCTATGGTTGCCTTTGGCAAGGCAGCAGCGGATGCATTTAAATTAGCAGATCAAGAATTAACTCGTTTAACTAAGGTTTATGGAGACATAGCTGGAACCTCAGCAGCAGAGTTGGCAAAAGTAAGAAAAGAAGTTTCTGCCACATCTAAAGAATTGGCTTCTGCGTATGGAGTTAACTTTCAAGAAACAATTGGATTAGCTGCGGACATTGCGGCAACTGGTAAGCAAGGTAACGAATTACTAGCTTCAGTTAAAGAAACAACTAGACTTGCTGTATTGGGTGAAGTAGATAGACAAGAAGCAATGAAAGCCACTCTTGCTATTCAAAGCGCATTTAAGCAAAACACGGATGAACTTTCTGAATCAATTAACTTTTTAAACGCAGTTGAAAACCAAACTTCAACAACACTAGCAGATTTAGTGGAAGCAATTCCAAAGGCTGGTCCAGTAATTCAAGGACTTGGTGGAAGTGTTCAAGATCTTGCTCTTTATTTAACAGCAATGCGTGAAGGTGGTATTAATGCATCTGAAGGTGCAAACGCATTAAAGTCAGGTCTAGCGTCTTTAATTAACCCTACAAAAGTAGCTACAGAAAAGTTCAGAACTTTAGGTATTGATCTACTTGGAATAGTAAATAATAATGCTGGAAACGTAACTGGAACTTTATTAGAACTGCAGAAAGCTTTAGATAATCTAGACCCACTACAGAAACAACAAGCTATTGAGCAGTTGTTTGGTAAATTCCAGTTCTCACGTCTTAATGCATTATTTGAAAACTTAGGCAAGCAAGGTAGCCAGACTCTACAAGTTCTTGATCTAATGAAAGCAAGCAGCTCAGATTTAGCAAGCATTGCTGGTCGAGAATTAACTGCTGTAACAGAATCTGCTTCAGGTAAATATCGTAGAGCGATTGAATCTCTACGTGCAGACTTAGCAACAATTGGTGAGCAGTTCTTAAATATTGCAACCAAGGTAATAACTTTTGTTGATAGAATTATTGGTGTTGTAGATGGATTGCCTAAGCCTATTAAACAAGCATTAGCATTAGTTGGAGCTCTTACAGCATTAGCTGGTCCAGTAATTATGCTTACTGGTGTTCTTGCAAACTTCTTCGGATATATTATTAAGGGCCTAGGGCATTTCAAAGCATTATTTAAAGGCGGAGAGGGATTTAAACTTTTAACACCAGAAATTCTTGCAGCTCAAAAAGCTGGAACAATGCTGGAGCAAACATTCTATAGCGATGCAGACGCAGCCAAGATTCTTTCAACAGCAGTTCATAATTTAAATACAGAGTTATTAACACTTCAGCAAAGAGTTGAATCAGGACAAATTTCAGCAACACCAGTATTTAATAGTGTTCAAAATGGATTAGCAACAGTTGGCGGTCCAAGAGTAGTTGATCCCAACCATCCATTAGCTGGAGATTTAAATAGAGCGCCCAGAGCATCTGCTCACATGAATCCAAGAGACCCTGGAGACCCAGCAACTATATTTGGTTTGGTTCCAGGAGCAGAGCCAGTAAACAGAAAAATTGGTAGAACTCCACAAATTTATATGAATGAAAGACTTCCAAATGTTGAAGGCCTTACATCGGTTGGAGGAGTTTCAACTGGAGTTGTTGCTGGTGAGGCTGCCAGATATCATGCTTTGATGGCGACACTTGGAATGCAGAGCAAGGCAGAAATTGAAGCTCTTAAGAAAACAATTGCAGCAGGTGGAGCAATTAGCACAGATTTTATTGCTACGTTTGATGACATACTTCCATTAACACAAAGACTTACACAAAATGCTGCAGCTCAATCAGCGCAAATTGTTGCTGAATTAAGGCAGGGTAAGCTTACAGTAGACCAGGCTAAAGCACAGATTATTTCATTAAATGCACAAATTGAAGCAGCAATGGGAGCAGAAGTTACAGCATATGCAACATCTGCAGGAAGAGCTATTGACTTAACTAAAGCACCACTTATTGATCAAGCAGTTGTTAATCAAGCTGGAAAATCAAATCTACGTGGAATGTTCCGTAAAGGAATATTTGGTAGAGTTATGTCAGCAGCAGGTCGTGCAACACGCACAAGAACTTATGGTGCTCCATATAATATTGAAACAACTAAGCCATCTCAATTTAGTAAGGGTGTAACATCAGTTGGTGTTCCAGGATATGCTGGAGGAGTTGTAGGAGCTGGAGTAAATCTAGGCAGAGCGGTAGCACAAAGATTAGGTTTAATTACTGGAAGATCATCCCAAGCTGCGTATAAGTTCAAATCAGCATTTGGAGTATTTGGCAAGAGTGTTCCAGGAAGAACAAGAGAACAAGTAAACGCATTGCTTGAGCAAAACAAAATGCCAACCAGTGAGTATATAAGTTCTTTAATGGCAGCAGGTGGCGGAAGAGTAAGAGGAGGAGCAGACTCCTTTATTTCAGCATTAAGTGCTAATGGTTTAATTGATCAACAAACAGAAGCATATCTAATGAATAAATTGTCTGATGACTATTTAGCTTCTATATCAGGAAGACAATATATTGGAGATTCTACAAACCCTTACGCTGCAATATCTAATAAAGTTATTGGCATGGAGTTTAAAAATAATCCAGAGATACTTTCTTTATGGAAACAATTCTCTAGACAATCTCCAGCATGGACTCCATTAAATAAATATAGAAGCACTTCCCGTAAGAATATTGTTTTAAATTTAAACGGACAAAGAATTGTTATTGATAAAAATGAATTTAAGGGATCCGCTAGCGGAGATACAACATTCTTGCATGGAACTAATGCTAAGAACTGGGGTAGAAAACTAGGTCAGTATCAAGATGGGGTTACAAGACTTCCTGGATACGGCGGCGGAGATATTATTCCAGCAATGCTTGAACCTGGAGAATCTGTTGTAACTAAGCAAGCAACTGCAGGCAATGAAAGTGCAATTGCTTATATGAATGCTGGAGGAAAAATTCCAGGATTTAAAAATGGTGTTGCTGGAGTAGGTTCATCTTATATGCAAGGATTACGAAATCCAATTGGTGGAGGCATTGTTCGTGGCGGAATAGGTCCTATGGGCATGGGCTCTCAGATGGCTATTGGTATGGGCGGAATGGTTGCTGGACAAATGGTTGGCGGACAAGCTGGAAATGCAATTATGCTAGCTTCAAACATGATCCCTATGCTTTCATTACTAAAGGGATTTGGTGGAGCAGCCCCTATGGTTACTAAATTAGCTGGGCTACTAGGAAGATTAACAATTCCTGGTGCAGTCATTGGTTCCCTTGCTCTTGGCGTTAAGCTATTATTAGATTGGAAGAAACGAGCAGAAGAAGCTGGTAAAGCAAATAGACTATCGTTTGGCGGAACCTCAGAGACACTTGCAGAAGTAGGATTAAAATATACAACTATTGCAGATAAACTAAAAGCAGTAAATGAACAACTTGCTCTTCAAAAGGCTAAAGGATTAGAAGCATATGCAGCATTGACTAATTCTGGAGTTCCAGGATTAACGCTTACAATTAAAGAATTAACAGAAAGAATTAAGCGAGCAAAGACTCAGGCTAAAGAAACAGTAGGTGCATTTAATGCAATTGATTCCTCTAAGGTAAGTGATTTAGCAGCATCATTAAAGCAGCAATATATCTCTGCTGGAATGAGTGTGCAAGAAGCAACAAACGAAATTTATGCAATTATTAAAGCATCAGATAAGGCAGATCAAGCATTATCTGCTATAACAACTAAAGCATTCTCTGGAATTAAAGATAAGGCAACTGCTGCTCAGTATAGTGTTCAGGCACTAGGAGAAACGCTTGGAGATAAGAATCTATTTAATTCAGAAGAGTTTGCTCGTGGAGTAGACAACATGCTAAATAGCATTGAGTCATATAGACAATCATTAGTTGGAACCAAGACTGGTGATTCTACAGTCACTCAGGCAGATGCGTTAAAGATGACACTTGATGAAATTAAAAAGATTAAAGGTGCAAATAAAACACTTGATGATGCTGCATTGATTGCAATTAAGCAACAAGATATTATGATGGGCGCAGTCCTTGGAAAAACAGAAACACTAGCAAGCGTCTATGCAAAGATGGCATTACTTCAAGCAGGATTTGGCGGCAATATAGTAGGTCTTACTGGACAGCAGGCAATTCAAGCTGCACAAGGCATGCAAGCGTATCAAGATTCAGTAGTAAAGGCATCAGAGGAAACCAGCGGTCCTTTGGGAACAATTGCCATTGCATATAATAAATTAAAGGTGGCAGCTGATAAAACATCTAATGCTTCAAAGAAAGCAGCTGGAATGACATCAGATGCAATAGATGCTGAAATTAAAAAGAGACAAAAACTAATTGATTCTTTAAAGAAAGAAGAAGAGGCTAGACTAGCTGTATTAGATGCTCAAGAAAAATCAGCTGACTTTAATGTTTCAATTCAACAAGCTCAGATAAGATATCAAGAGGCGCTTGCTGCTGGAGACATGGCTCAGGCTGCACAAGAACAATTAAATATTGAAAAAATATCTGGAGACAGACAAAAAGAATTAGCTAGAGCAGCAATTCAAGATAAGTATGAAAAACAAATTGAAAAGCTTCAAATTGAAATTGAAAATCTTCAAGATAAAAAAGATGCTCAATCAAAAAGTGTAGCTGCTGCACAAACTAGTGCCACAAATGCATTAGCAAAGCAACAAGCAATTGCTAGCTATAGATCTAGACTTGTAGGATTAGCTCAACAAAATCCAGATCCAAGCAAATTGACTGATGCTGAAAAAAAGTCTCTTATAGGACAAGTTAAAACTATATTTGATGAAATGTCTAAAGAAGGCGGAGTAATTGCAGAAGCCGCAAAAGCACTCAAGAAACAGTTTGAAACTGGGTCATTGTCTCCAGGTGTTGCAGCTCGTCCAAAATCAATGATTTCACCTGAACTAAATATAATTTCTGCTCTTTCTAAAGAAGGATTTAAATTAGCTGGAGCTACAGAATTTACAACGGCTGTAGAAGCATTTGGTAAATATGTTGCTAGCTTGCCTGGAGCAAAAACTGCTTCATCTAAATTTGTTGCTCCAAAAGATAATGAAAAAAATAATTTCTTTATTGGATATGATACTTCCTATATGGTATTTACAAAAGACGGTGCATCGTATCAATCCCTTGAGCAAAGTAATAATTGGAAAGACGCATATGCAGCAGCAGTTAAAGCGGGATATCAAATTTCTTATAGTAAAGAAAAGGCTAAAGGTATAAAGGATATAGGCAACTACTCTAAGCTTCCAGGAATTAAAAAGGCAATGGGTGGTAAAATTGCTGGTCCAGGATCTGGAACATCAGATTCTATACCAGCGCTTCTTTCAAATGGAGAATATGTAATTAAGGCAGACTCTGTAAATAAATATGGAGTTGAAACATTTGATGCTTTAAATGCAGGTCGATATGCAGCTGGTGGCCCAGCCAATAAAAATGGATGGCTTCAAAAATGGGCTAAGTCTTTAAGTGGAATGCCAGCGGCGGAAATGTTTGGAACTGCAGCGCTACTAAGAAAAATAGCGGGTATTGGGCAAAAGGGAGATACCCTATCCGCACTATCTGTCCCATTAAATTTTGCTGGTAGTGGAGCATTTAAATCATTAGCATCTCCTGCAGTATCAGCAGCATATAAACCAATTAATTTAATTAAACAGTATAATAATTATTTTAAAGCTAAAAATTTACTTAAGCAGGGAATGTATCATGGAGATGCATTAATGTCTTTATCAGGCAGATCTGTTTTGGATGGAACTCCAGGTAAAGATCCACATTTTGGTATGGGATTTTTTGCAACTTCTAATATAGATGAAGCAGAAAGATATGCACAAGGTTATGCTACAGGAATAGATGCCTATGGACCAAAACATCAAGTTAGCAAGATCCCATTTGGCAGATATATAGATTTTAATAAGCCAATTAAATCTCAAAGCTATGATCTATGGAAAATGTTAGGTGGAAAAAATTATGCATATGCTGGCCCTAAATTAGGCGGCATGATGAATAAGATTGGCGCTAAGGGATCTATGATGCCTGGAATAGTTTCTGGAATGAATGCGCCTAGAGGCAAATGGTTAGCTTTAAATAAGCCAAAGGGAACTGTCCTCAATGAACTAAATGGTTTTGCTAGAGGTGGATTAGTTGGTAATAAAAGAATGAATATGGGCGGACCAGTCTATGATATTCCAGCATACTCGATGGGCGGAAGAGTAAAATATAATGCTGGAGGTATGGCAACTTCTTCTAATGCACTGTATAATATAAATGTTACACTTAATGGAACAGATATGAATCCAAATGATGTTGCCAAGGCAATTGATCAGCAAATGAGAATGCGTGAAGCAATGAACGGAAGAGGAAGAAATATATAATGTCGTTTATAACATTACCTAAAGGAACCCTGCTGCAATTTGAGGCTAAGGATCCACTTGCTACCGTTCCCGCTACTACTTTAGGCTGGAGAAACATTACAGAGCACAATCGTGGGGAATTTACAATTACCCCTATGCGTATTGAAAGTGTTAAGAGAATGTCAAACGGAACATTACGTAAATATTATGTAGCAGATAAAAATACATTTAACGTCTCATGGTCTATGGTCCCATCATATAGAGCAGAAACAGCAGACGGATATTGGGGAGCTGAAGATTTAAGAAGATTTTATTCAAGCGATGAAGGAAAGGGTGCATTTAAAATATTGGTAAACTATGCTAAGGGTGGAACTAAGCAAGATACAGAACTGCTTGGAGCAGAACCATTTACTGTAATATTTAAAGAGTTTAGCCCAGTTCTTCTTAAGCGTGGAGTAAATGCATTCTGGGATATATCAATGACACTGGAAGAGGTATAATGATTACCGCTAGTGAAAAATTAAAAGATGTATTCTATAAATCAGTATCAGTAAAAACTGAAGTTGGTTGCACCGTTGAATATAATATGAACTCTTTGATTGATAATATTTCTGTAACAACTACTCTGCTAGACTCAGATTATATTGCTCAAATTAATGCGGCGGCAGGAAGCACTCCAAGAATAAACCCTTTTAAAAAACTTTTCCCAGTAGACACTATAGTAAGACCAAATAGACCAATCGTATCTGGAATCAAATATTTTATTTTGCCTCCAAATGGAACAGATTTTAATTATCCCAGCCCTAAAAACATTACACACAATCCAACATATCCTAGACTATATTATCCAGGAGTAACAACAACTTACAAGTATTGGATTACTCCAATTAATAAGAATGTTAATTTAAACATTGCTTATTCAAATGGTTCAACTAAATATGCGGCAACAAATAAGATCATTGTTAGATTTGATAAGTATCATGGCATGCCGATTAACTATACAGTTACTCTTACTAAGTCAGACAATTCAACAGTAGTTATTGGTCCGTATTCACCTGCATCTTCTGGCGAATGCATACTATACTATAATGGAACAACTTGGTCTAATATTGCTCCAACAGAACCAGTATCATATCCCGCCCCAGTTCTAATTAAATCAATTGCTCTTTCAGCTGTAAATTCAAATGATGGTGAATCAATAGCGGTGGTAGAAGTTTCTCCTAGATGGATTAAAGATATATCGTCAGACATTTCAAACTTTAGTATTCAGAAAGAGTCGTCTTCGAGATCAGATGGACTGCTACCAGTAGGAGAAGTCACTTCAAATAACTTTTCTCTATCTATCTGTAAATACAGTCAGTCAGAATTAAAAACAGTAAGCTATAATCGTGCCTCTACTGCACAGTTTAACAACGACATTATATACCTTGCAAAAAACGTTGAACTAAAACCATACATTAAAGTGTTTCATGCTGATGGCAATATAACAAATGGATCTGAAGTTTATGATAAGGTTCCACAAGGAGTATTCTTCATGGATACATTTAAAATATCTGAGTATGGCGATGCAGAAGCCAGCTGCCTTGATGCGACTAAGTATCTTATGGAAACAATTGCGCCAGAAGTTTTGTGTGAAGATTATCCAGTAACAGCAATTTTAAGAAGACTATTGGATGCAGTTGGATTCACTAATTATAATTTTAATCTACATGCTACTACAGAAACTTCTGTCCCTCTAATTTCACATTGGTGGACAGACGGAACAAAAACAGTGTGGGATGCAATCCAAGAGCTATGTAGAGATATTCAAATGAATGCATCAGTAGATGAATATAACATGTTACAGTTTTATAGCAGAGATTACCTATATAGCAGAACAACGCCAGACTGGAATTTTTATCATGAAAAGATTGATTCAAATCTTCCAAATATGATCACCTTTGAGCCTAATGATATTGCTTCAGCAAATCAGGTTAAAGTTTTGTGGCAAGTTCCAGTTAAGTCTAACTATGTTGGAACTTCAGGAGCTTTATGGGATTCTGCAACATCCTTTTTATCCGCAGGAGGATTAAAGTATCCAATTGAAGCAGCAACAACAGCTGCCAATACAATATTAGTTATTGAGCTGTCAACAATAGATACCTATGCTCAGCAACAGTCATTGTATAATTTTCAAGGATATGTCATGATTGATTCAGAAATTATTGAATTTGATGCGTTGCAGTATCAATATACTCCAAAAAATAGCACGACCCCGTTAGCATTTTGGGCTACATCGGCAACAGATTTAAATAAATATAAATATCTTTCTAAGACTGGATATGCAGACCCAAATAAACCAGAGACGGCATATTTTAGGCCTACTGGAAGATACAGGGTAAAAACAAGAGGAGCATTGGGAACTGCAGCGGCTGCTCATTCTGCAACAGCAGCAAGTCCTGGCGCAGCTTGGGATCAAGTAAAGGTGGTGTGGGAATAATGAGAATAGCAGTTATGACAGATGGAGGCAATGCTCCAGAACTAAATTATATTTCTGGGCCTCTTACCATTAATGAAATAACTACAACGTCCGTATCAGTAGACTTTAATATTACAAACATGCTTCTTCAGCCAACTAGTTATCAAATTACTTATCAGAGATTATTAGATGATGGAATTACTAATGATGGGTCATCTACGACAATAACTACTACTTCTAAACCAGCAGTTATTACTGGTTTGACTGCTAGCAGAATATATAAATTTTCTGTAACTGCTTATCGTGGATCTCAATATGGTAATACTTTAACTCATCTAGCATATCAATTATCAAAACCTAGTTATAGTGGTTCGGCTACTGCACAGCCATTAGATCCACAAAAAGTAACACCAGGAAAATCTTATTTTACTCTAACAAATAATAGCACTACTGGTAAAGAGTATACTTTGGCATATAGAAATTTTTCTGCTATATTCCTCCCATCTGAAACTATAACAAATTATACTGGGGATAACGGAGTTGTAGATTCAGCGGCAAATTATTCTACCAACTACTACTCATTTGGAACTAATTTAATTATGGACCCAATTGAAAAGTCGCCCAAGCAAGGCGCTGGCCTTGGATTTTTTGTAGGAGCAAATGGAACATCTGGATATTTTATTGTGATTGAGTCTACTGCATCTTCTGTATCATTAGATAGAAAGTCAATTAGAATTATAAAGGTTAACGGCAAAAATGTAAAGGTTATATCAGATACTCAAAGAAGTTCAGAGAGCACCTTTGATGGAGTCTATGGGGGCAGAACTTATGCTGTAGATGTAAAAGTTAAAGTTGATGCTGGAACCATAACAATAATTGCATATATTAATGGATTTAAAATTACCGCAGTAGATAAAACAGAACTGTCTTTGGCTAAGGGGCTACAGAAAGTCCTTGCGCCAACAGAAAGAGTTGCCCTACTGTCTACAAAAGGAACTACAGCATTTGACTATGTTTATGGGTCTAATATTAATGAGGAAAAATATAAAGACTCAAACTATATTATAAACTCTTACCAAGGTCAGTTTTCAAATGACACGTTAAATATGGCTTTTGGAGAAATTGTTTATGACGGGAACCAAGAGTTTGATGCTGTAACAAAACGAGGAATCGGCATAGATGAATTTGGAACGGTAGTAAGAGAAATTATAAAGGTAGACGCTAAGTTTGACAGTAGACCAGCATATCCAATTAAATGGTCAACAGGCGATAATAAATATGCTAAGATATTAGGATACAAGATTTCAAATTTTGGGGCATCAGCTTATGTTTTAAATAATACATCTACAACGATTCCCCTGTCAGACGGAGAATCCGCAAATTTCTATATATTTGGAAACACATTAGGTCAATCTGGAACTCTAGAATATAACACTGAGGATCCAGGAGAATATGTCCCAAAAGAGCCAGTCATATTTGAATCTAATTGGCTTCAGTCAGAGTCAGATGTAAAGTCTTTGGCTGACTGGATTAAGAATAAAGTTGTAAATCGTGGTAAGGTTATATACATGGAAATCTTTGGAAACCCATTGATTTCTGTAGGAGATATCATAACAATTATATACCCGTATCAAGGGCTTGCCCCTGGAAACAGCTCAATATTTATTGTTACTAACGTTAATCATTCTTATAATGCAGGATTGGAGACCAGTATTGTTTGTCGAACTCTATAGTCGATAAATGATATAATAAAAAATGGCAATAGACTCATCAAGAATTGGAAGTAAAAAGGTAGTAGACGGCTCACCAATTGTGATGTCGGATACAAATCCAGAACTGGTATTTTTAAGCCCTAAAAATGTTTTAGTAACATCTGGCGGAACTTTCACCTTTGATAAGTATTTAGGTGATAGAGAGTTCGCAATAATAGAGGGCTCGGATATAGAAGAGTTTCCTGAAGCTAAAGATACAGTTCAACTAACTGATATTGAAAGCATATCCTATGAGCAATATCTTCTTGAAGACGGAAGTAAAAAAGTAAGAGCAATTTTAAAGATAAGAAATTCAAGTAAGACAAAAGAAGACGTGATAGGAGTAGATGCTAGGATTGCAAATCTTGGCGCAAAATCATAATGATAAAAGGCACATACATATTTTACGAGGATGGCAAAGAAATTTGTCGATCCAATAATGTTATTACTAAATTCGGTAAAAGATTTCTAACAAACTTTATTGCTGGTAATATATCTAATAATCAGAAAGATATGGCAATTGGTATAGACTCAACAACTGCTACCGAAAATGATACCAGACTCGGTTTTGAATTTTATAGGCTGCCAGTGACAACTGGCAGCACAGATATTCAAACATCTGGAGGAACAACAACATATTCTGTTGTATACAAAACAACCATCCCTCAAGATGTATCTGGACAAATTAATGAGATTGGTATCTATCCTTCTCTTAGGTCTTCAGTAAATAACTTTGACAGCAAATTTATTTCAGACTTTAATGACTTCTTAGACTGGGAAACATCTATTGGCGGGAACCCATCTGTAGCTACAAGTAATATGAGAATAGGAGACAACGTTCTTACAATGTCTTCTAATGGAACATCGGCACAAGAATATAAGGCAAATATAAACCCATTAGACCTATCTGGATATAGCGTAAATGATTCAGTCAAATTAGCATATTATAAAAATGATGCAACTCTATCTAGCATAAAGGTAAGATTTTATAGTTCCCCAACTGCTTACTATGAGACAACATTCACTCCAGCATCTGGAACTGGATATAAAATAAGTTCCGACATTCTATTGAGCACAGCTTTTGCTTCATCTAGCGGAAGTCCAGATAAAACAAATATTAATAAAATCGGAATAATCATTACGCCTACATCTTCTAATACAACAAGTGTTGGAATGGACGGGCTAAGAATAAATGATGAGGATACCTTCGATCCAATTTATGGAATTATAAGCAGATCTGTTGTTACCCCTCTTACAAAGTTAGCGGGAAGATCAATAGACATTGAGTATAGATTGGACATGACTTTCTAAAATGGCCAACGAGGACCTATTAAAGGATGTATCTAAACCAGATCCAGATAATAAAGATTACTTTATTGTAACTATTACTGATCTGGATTTTAGTAAGGTATATCCTTTACAATTTAGATGGGTCTACAAAAATGATAAAAAAGTAGAAGATCAAGAATGGTCAGCCGTAAGAAATCTTTTAACTCCATCGGAAACACCACCAAATAGACCTAGACTGCAGACTGGAGATATCATTGCTGGCCAAGGTTTACTAAAAATAAATTGGGATGGAAAAGATTATCTAGGAAACAATTTAGAAAACTTTGATCGTGTAGATATTCATATTCAAGATGCTGCTGGTAATGCCTCCACCACATTTGGAGACGGAACAAAACCTACAGCATTTTTTAAAGAGGCTGGGACTAAAACAATTACTTGTCCAGCTGGAACATATACTGTATTCTTAAAAGCAGTCAGCCCATTGGGAACAAAGTCTATTGCAAGTTCTTCTTTTACAGTTACGGTAGAAGCTGCTACCCAAATAGAAGAACCAACACTTCCTAACGGATTAAGTGTTGTAACAACATCGTTTGGCTTAACCTTAAGTTGGGCTGGAACCTATTCTCTTAATGATACATTTACTGGATTTAAATCCATTGACGTTTTTGCAACAACTACAGATTTAGGCGCTTCTACAACAACAGGTTTATCTTCATCAAACTTAGTAGCAAATTTAACCATTAACGATACTGTTAATAAAATAAATATTGGCCTGGAAGTATTGAAGCAGGCAACCTCAACAAACTCTACAACAGTTTATACTACTGGAGTATATATATACTATATTGCTAAAAATTTAAATAATTCTGTTTATAAGGTAAGTGGTGTTCCAACATACACCAGAGTTAATTCAGTAGCAGTAACTCCGTCTAAGGCAAACTTTGTAGACCTGGCTAATGGAGTTATCTCTATTGAAAATCTTGTTGCTGGTAACGGACAATTTACAAGTTGGCTTCGTGCAGGAACTGGAAGCGGCGGCGCAAGAATTGAGTTAAATGGTGGAGCTTCATTTACAGATACTGGCTACTCTGTTCTTCCAGGACTATCTGTATACTCATCTGGCGGGACTCCAATATTCAGAGCTAGTTTAGACGGAGTAGTTTCATTTGGTGGCTATGCTCCTTCAGATATTGCATCAATTGAAACAACAGCAAACGGAAAGAATAAAGTATTTAGACAAGCAACAGTTCCAACTGCATTAGCGGCAAATGATATTTGGATTAATACTTATAGCGGAACTTTAATATCTGGTGGTTCTTATAAAGGCGACAATACAATTTTTGTTTCAAATGCCGCTGGAACTGGTGGATGGGTTTTATCCAAAGATCAAGATATTACTAGCGTAGTAAATAAAACTGTTAACTTTAACTCAGGCGGAAACATTGTCGGACCAATTCAAATTCCAGTAAATACTGGATCTATTTATTCTAGCAAGTCTTCATACGGCTCTGCAACATCTGGATGGTTCCTTGGATACAATGGCACAACTCCAGTAATTGATATTGGAAGCGGAACCAAGTATTTAAGGTGGGATGGAAACGCATTAACAATTAAAGGAGACATTGATGTTTCTAATATTACTGGTTCTACTATTACTGGCTCAAAATTTAAAACAGACTCTACTTCTGATGGAACTGGTGTAAATAGATATATAGAAATTAATGGAAGCGGAACAAGCGATAGAATCTTTTTTTATACCTCTGGCACAACAAGCCCAGGATATATGGCTGTAAGATCAGATAATGTTTTAGATATTTCACCGCCATACACTAACACTCAAACAAATAGGCTATCTATGGAAAGCGGCGGCAATAGTTTCCTTATTGGTGGAGCAGCAGATTCTTATATTAGAATTGGCACAACTACTGCGTATATTTCAAAACCCACAACTATAGATGGAACTTTACAGGTAACGGAATCTGGCGCTTCTGGTTCTTATAATGTAAAAAGAGTTAGATCAACATCGCTTACTGGAACTCCAACAGGCGGAGCAGATGGAGACATAGTATTGGTTTGGGCTTAATGTATGGCAAATTATATTAATGTCGGAGGCTCCTGGAAAACAGTAACAAATTTTTTTATAAATATAGCAGGGTCATTTAAAGAAGTAGTTGAGGGATGGATAAATATATCTGGTGTTTGGAAAAGCTTTTGGGCAGGCGGCTCATTATCTCCACAAGCTACTGTTACAATATCTCAGTCTGCTCCAAATGCTACCACTGGACTAATTACATTAACTGGAACAAACTATTATTGGTCTCCAGGTCCGCCGTCTCTTACATATAGATTTCAGTGGTGGAGCGGCACAACATGGTCTGACATATCTACAGGCACAGCTATTAATCCATCTTTTGGAAGCTCAACCAGCTATTTACTGACATTACAATCAACTGGTGGGGCTGTATATGTTCAACCTAATCAATTAAATAGATTTAGATTTAGAGTAGATGCAACATATGGAACTCAGTCATCTAGCTCAACTTCTTCAGAGACAACAATTCAGGGGCCAACTGCTACAATATTATCGGCTGGAACACCAACAGTAACATCTGTTCCATTATCATGGTCGGCATCAACAGGTGCAAATAGATATATGATTTATTACAGCACAGATAACTCTACATTTATATTATATGCTGGAACTAATAGCTTATCTGTAACTATTACTGGTTTATCTGCCAGCACTTTATATTATTTTAAAATAATTCCAATTACTGGAACTGCAAATAATACTGGATATTACGGAAGTTATTCTAATACTGTTACTGCAACAACAATGGCAGATTTAGCAAATACAGCACTTCCAACAATTACTGGAACTATTAAAGAAGGCCAAACAGTTACTGCTGGAAATGGATCTTGGAATGTAACTCCAGATTCATATGCTTATCAGTGGCTATATTTTGATGGTAATATTAATCTTGGATTTCAAGGATATGTGGCTATTCCTGGAGCAACATCTTCAACGTATGCTATACCAACTAATTATATTTCTACTTATGGCTCTGGAATAAGATTAAGAGTTACTGCTATAAAATCTGGTTATACTTCTTTGGCCGCATATTCTTCTGCTGCTACTGTAGTAGCCCTAGCATCCGTTCCAGGTGCTCCAACTGGTGCTTCAGGAACTAACGTTGGAACAAATAGGCCATATGGAAATGGAGCAGTGAACCTATCTTGGACGGCTCCAACAAATACTGGTGGAGTTTCTTTAACTGGTTACAAGATTGAATATCAAGTTCCTTCCGTTTCAACTGCTTGGTTTGTCTGGAGTGGCAATACAATAGATACTTCTAGCACATCTATAACATTAACTGGTCTAGGTTCGCAAGGATATAATTTTAGAATTTATGCAGTAAACAGTGTTGGAACTAGTGCATCTGCTAGTGAAACTGGAACTGTTTCAATAACAACAGTTCCACAGGCTCCAACAATAGGAACAGCATCAACATTTAATGGATATGTTAATGTTACATACACAGCAGGAGCAACTGGTGGGTCAGCCATTACTATTTATACAGCTACATCAACACCAGGATCTATTGATGGGTCGGCATCTACTGGGGCTATTAGCGTTACTGGTTTAACTCATAACACTGCTTATACATTTAAAGTCACAGCAACAAATGCCAATGGAACATCATTACCTTCTTCTGCATCTAATACAGCATATGGTGTAAATATTGGAGCTCCAACAGTTACAAGTTCTACTGTTAATGGTTTAGTCATAACTTTATTTTTTACAGCAGGAACAAATTCTACATCAACTCGAGGATTTGTAAATGGAAGTTTGGATGGATCAACAGCAGGAACCAGTTATCCATTTAGTTTACAAGCATATTCAACGTCATATAGTTTAAGTTTAGTTGGAAGAGGAACTGTAAACTCAGTTGTATATGATTCATCTGCCACAACTGGATCTTATACAACTGGCGCAGCACCAAGTGTGCCAACTGGTGGATCTGCCTCTATTGCTGGAACAGCTACATCGGGTCAAGTTTTAACTTTAACAAAAACAGATGCGACTGGAAATCCATCTCCAAGTGCAACATGGGTATGGCAAAGAAATGACGGTGGAACTGGTGGAAATACTTATGCAACTAGACAAACTGGAGGCTCAACCTATACGCTAGGATCTCTTGATGTTGGATATAGCATTAGAGTTATAGTTACTTGGACTAATACTGCAGGAAGCCAAATTGTTACAACAAATGCTATTGGGCCAATATCATCAGGAGTAAGTATTCCAGGCACTCCAACAGGAGTTGGTTTAACTGGAAGCGGAGTTGTAAGTTGGTCAGCATCTTCTGGAGCAACTAGTTATGAAATAGAATTCTTTACAGCACGAAGCGCAGCAGGTGCAAGCGCAGCAGGACCATATGCTGTAACTGGTATATCTGCTTCACCATATCAGCTTGTTTCTCCTTATGGAGGTTTAAATAATTACGCTAGAGTTAGAGTAAGGGCAAGAAACAGTGCTGGAGCTTCGGCATACTCAGCCTGGGTGCCATCTGCTACGACATACACATAGGAGAATAAATGATTAATATTGAAGAAAAAATAGGTATCTTGATTGATAGGATTAAAACCATAGATTTTATGATACAGTCATTTATTGATCATGCTGAAGAGTTTAAAGATAAATATTCTTTAGAGGACGAATTGCTAATATGCGAAAGTAAAAAGGCAGCCCTTATAGAGATGTTAGAAGAATTGGGCGGGTCATACCCGACCCCTTGACTAAAAGAACTAAAATGATATAATATAAAAGGAGGCAAAATGACAACACAACTAACAAATGAAGAAAAGATTTCTATTATTAATTCACATCTCAAGAACTTAGAGTATAATAAGTTTAACATTGAGATGTCTATTGTAGAGGAAGAAGCTAAGTCTACGCCAGATTCTAGCACATTAAGTTCATTAAATTCTCAGATCTCTGAGATTGATGTTCAAGTAGCAGCTCTAAATGCAGAGTCTGCTTTGCTAGATTAAGGATATAGATGGCAGAAAAAGCGGAACTAGTTATAACCGCCCTACAACAACGTATCGGTGAATTAGTTACTGGATATGAAACTCAAATCGCAATCCTGCGAGCAGATCTTACTCAGTTAATGGACGAAAAAAATGCTAAAGAAAAAGCAGCCGAAGAATATTCAGCCAGCCTTAATAACCTTACCAACTAATTTTCCATCTGGAATAGCTGTCAAAACTGACAATGCTATATACTGGATTAAGGATAATAAAAGGTTTAGGCTTATATCTGAAAGAGCAGCAGAATCATGGGCTTTTACTACAGTTAATGCTACAGAGGCCTCCCTTACTAATATTAAGCTTGCAGGCAAGCTTGGATTTAGAGACGGCACCTTGATTAAAAACATCGCAGATGGTAAACTGTATTTGATATCACAGAATAAGAAAAGACATATTGTGGATCCAGATACCTTTATTAAGTATGGTCTAGATAGATCAAAAGTTATTGAGGTAAGCGAGGCGGAAGCAAATATGCACGACATAGGAGAGAGTCTATAATGCCAATTAATCCGTTTGAAGCAGTTGTATTTAATGAGGGTGAACCACTAGACCCAGATAAGTTAAATAAACTACAGACTAATATTGCCAATACATACCAGACTTCAAGCACCCTATACAATGCTACAAAGGGAAGCCAGACAGTTGCATATGTCCCAATTATGAATAGTAATTATGTAGAATTTGAAAAGCTAGAACCAGGCATAGTGTCAAAACTAGGATTTGACCCAGGAACAATGTTTACAGGCACCCCATTTGTTGTTGCATGCTTAAGAGGTGATTTATCTAAGGGCGAGCAGGTTTCAGTATCTGTAATTAATGTTTCAAATAAACCAGAAATAGTTATAGTCTCAAATCTAAAAAGAGGTAAAACTCGTGTTGACTGGATTGCCATGCAGAAGAAAGAAATAGCCTAACCTATTGACAACCCCAAACCATATGTTACAATAAACTGTAACATCAAAGTCACGTAATCGTGACTTTTTTAATATTAAGGTGAATAATGAGTAATGATTTAAAGTGGATGCTATCGTCAGATCAGCAGTTCCCATATCAAGATGACAAGATGATCGAGCTTTGGTTTAAAGTTATGAAGTGGTTTAAGCCAGATGTAGTAGATTATCTAGGAGATACAGACGACCAAGCATGCTATAGTAAATATACAGAAGGAAGATCCGCAGAGTTTTTAAATTATCACAAGACTGAAAGCGGAGATCTTATTGTTCCGATGATGCGACATGAAGCTAAAGGCGCAAGAGACTTTTACGCAAAGACAAGAGAGATGCTTCCAGATGCTCAGTTATTTTCAGCGTTAGGTAATCATGACATAAGAGTGTTTAATTATGTAGATGCAAAGTTGCCAGAGTATATTACTGAAGTAACTCCAGAATCTTTATGGAGCTTGGACTCATTAGGTTATGAATATATTTATTATAATGAATTACCTAAGCGCCGATTCGGAGACATCCACGTTCACCATGGACTTTCAGTTGCGGCAGGGGGGGGGGGGAAAAAAAAAAAGGGAAAATAA